GCGCGGGCAGAGGTGGAGCTGGGAAGGATAGGAGGGATTACAGGCCGTAGTCCACGTGATAAATTTTTGTGACTAGTGGGGTGCAAGCTATGCGCCCCAGGGACAATTGGCCTAAGCAGAGGGCTAAACCCCTGAACTCATCAGGGGTAGCATCATACCTCCTACACAAAGACGCCTCCGCTAAAACCAGCTCCCGGTTGTTTGCGTCAACGATCTCTGAGTTTCCAGCACCAGCTATACGCGCTCCGAACTCGTCTGCTAGAGTTCGGGTTGTGCTAGAAAATAGTGCTCTTAAGGTGTCCATGATAATACTATGTGGTTCATGGACCAATCCTTTAATAACGGTTGAGAAGAACACTTCCATTTTCTCCCGGTCGTGCATACGCACGAATTGCTCAGGTGTTAACCCTAGCTGGGTGGGCGATAAATCACCCTCCACGGACCCAAACGACCGCAATATGCAGCCGAAATTCAGAGTGGACACCCACTGCCCACACTCGGTCTGGATCGGAGACCTTTTGAGAAATTGTATCTTCTCGATCACAACCTCTCCCCCAAAGCGACAGGTTTCGGCTGTCACTTTATGGCCCACTAGGGCCGCACCGGCGGAGATGCACTCTGCCAAACAGTTATCGTAACCATCCCATATCTTATACAAAAGGTCAACGTTGTCGCTCATAACAAAGAAAGCGGCGCACGCTATGCAATACGATGCCACATGATTAAGTATGGTGGTCAACACTGTGCCAGAGCCCTCGAATGGCCCATGACAATTGATCTCAATACGTGAAGTCGGGTCGTCGGGGTTTTCAAGGATAATTGGGAGCATGCACTGTTTAATCAGACCAATGCCACGTTCTGGGTGCAACTGGGTTAGGATCTTCCCCACAATGGCAAATACCAGAGGGCCCTGCGAGGAATCACAAGAAGAAATGTCAACGTTGAAGGCGAAATTCTTCCCGTCTATGTTTCCCACGTACACCGAGTCATCACTATATATAAGGACATGGAGATGGTTAGGGACATCCATGGCGGCAATGATATCTCGAAAAGCTACGTCCATGGCCCCAGTATGCATCTTAGACATGATATAGATGTTGCACGTTAACCCATTCCTACTCAAGGTGAAAACTCCGGGTATATTTCCCAATACGGCACTAGCCAATGAATCAACCTGGGCAGGGTCCGGGCTGCTATCTAGCAGCACTTTGGTCCACTCGGGCAATTCGTTCGCAAACATGCAGCCAGCCCCATAGCTAACGAATAGTCGTGGGACTTTGCCCCCCCCTTTTGCCAGCTCTTTTTTGACGCAAGCGTTTAACCGCCGTACCATTATATCCTCATTGTCATGCAACAGTACGTTCTTTACGTAACACTCCCGCAAAGCTTTCTTGGCATGTGGGATGCTCGCGTTGAACTCCCGACTAAGAACTGGTGAGAGGAAACTCAAAAGCTTTTGATACCCCGTGTAATACTTCCAATGATGAGCTGCTGTGGCACAAGCATCCAAACCGCGCGTGACTATTTTCTCATAGAGACCGTCGTATGTACAATTGCAAAGCAGAGTGGACACTTGGGAGCCCAAAAACCCAACAGCCTCAACGTGGCGCTCACTACTGAAAGGGTGGCGTATTGCAGGGAAAAGGTGATCAGCCAATGATCCAACCCAACCCCTTTGCGCCTTCCAACCTAGGTGGCCCAACCTCAAGCCGTGGGCGTCCTCTCGAGTAACGTCACCTATAATGAAATAGGGTTCTGTTTCCTTGACGTGCAGGGCTGAGAGCACTTCACTAAAACTATTTTCGGGATGGAGAGTTATTAAGGCACTCAGAAGTGGAAACTGGTTGCCATAATAAAATTCCTCATGATCACGCGCGCCAATGATGCGTTTGAGAGCAAGGTTGGCGTTGGCTGCGTTGACATCGTAAATGAGAAACTGTCTCTCACCAATCACTCGGAAGTAGTTGGTCAGCCTGTACTTTGCAGGCCGATCATCCCCTAGGTTAGTGGTGAACGATGGTGGGGTTGAGACACCCGATAGTTGCGTGGGTACTCGGATCATACCGTTGTGCGGCCAGTGATCTAGTAGCCCAGCGTCGAATGCGTCCTGTGCAGCCACTGTTAAACCACTAAGGTCACCTGGTGATCTATGGGCGGGAATAGTGATGGGATCATATGCCACCTGGCCAGTGGTTCGAACGTTGAATATACTCTTCATGCGAAACCGGACGTGTGAGCATGTGACTCCGGGTGTAGTCCAGGGTCCACCACTAACGTCCTGCAGGCCTGCGACAGCGTATGCCGCTA